GGCGCATCTTGCAGAAAATCTTGAAATGCCAATATGCTTATGAAGATGCTGACATGGGTAGGGAGATTTATGGAATCCATCCCGAGCTCGATAATTATGCTTATGCACGTAGCATCATGGATGGTGACGCGGGGGATTTCCGCTTTAGTGCTATAGCAGTCAGTGTGGGATCCAAACTTCAGAGGATTCAAAGCAGACACCATCACAGAGATCGGGATCCTTACACTTGCCTTCACAATCATAGCAGGATTGACCATGATTTTTCAACCCTCGAGCAATTCAAAGCGAGTGTTCCTGGAACAGCACAAAATGTTACGAAAAGAGGGAAGGCACCCCAATTTATAGAGGCCAAGCACCAGCGCCAGGCACTGGATCAAAAGGTCTCAGAAGAGGCGGGCCTAGAACAGAACACCCGAGTGGTAAATACGAGAAGCAAGGTGATAATGGAACTCCTTGATATGTATAAAATGGGTAATTTTGATCCATACAGTCCTCCTTCATTTATATCCCACATGATGGACCTTTATCCCCATTTTAACCATGTATATTGTCAACTGTTCAAGAAGAACCAGATAACAGGTGTTCGTGAGATCCACATCCTTGACATTATATCCAGGGTGTTTGTCCGTCTGAGGGAAACCATATCACGGCGGATTTGCAATGGGGATATCAGAGAAATGCTGACTGCAGGTGATAAGAAGTTCTCCATAATTAGGAACCAGATGAGGAAGATGGTGCGTGAGTGCCCAGAAGGCCTAATCCCCAATATATTTCATATGTCTGAAGACATGACAACATGGGCACAGCAATTCCAAATACCATCTTTCAACCACCTCCTGATGCCACATTCTCGGGATTTTGATCGTGTTCATCAGTGGTCAGAATTCATCCTATCGAAGTTCATGAACAAGCAAATCGAACTCCCATCATTCCTACTGAAGGAATTATTGCGAGAACCAGATCGCCGATACACTGATGATGATTTGTCAATCATAAATAGGCTCAAGGAGCAGACCCACTCAGATATCCGATCGGGTCGTAACCCTGGCATAATTAGTAATCCAATAGGAATGTGGATGGGAATTCTGCATTACACATCATCACACTACCATTTGGCTCTAATATCACTCATAGAGGATGTATTCAATCGCTGCTTGATAGAAATACACGGGGATTCCCACCCCAACATTTTAGAACAAGTAAGACACAATTCATTCGTCTCATCCGATGATAGGTATAGGATGCTAGTAGTATATAGCAATGACAAGTCATTTGTGC